TTACAATTATTTTTTATTAAAAAGACAAGTTGCAAGAACTTTGTTTGATCATAGATACATTTCTAACTTTACAGAGGAATGGGGAACGTGGGCAGATCAACAAGTTCCAAATACATATTCGCATTATGCAGATATAGCTATGGAAACTTTATTGATGAGAACCTTACCTGTAATGGAAAAGAAAACAGGATTAAAATTAAATCCAACTTATTCTTATGCAAGAATATATAAAACAGGAGATGTGTTGCACAGACACAAAGATAGATTTAGTTGTGAAATATCTACAACATTAAATCTAGGTGGTGATCCATGGCCTATATATTTAGAACCTAAAAAAAATGTGGGTATACCTGATGGTAAAAAGATAACTGTATCTAGCAATAATAAAGGTGTTAGAGTTAATCTAAAACCTGGAGATATGTTAGTTTACAAAGGTATGGAATTAGAACACTGGAGAGAAGAGTTTCAAGGCAACGACTGTTGTCAAGTATTTCTACACTATAACGACCAAAAGTCCAAAGATGCGGATAAAAATGTAAATGATCGAAGGCCTCATTTAGGACTTCCAGGTTGGTTTAAAAAGTGATATATCTTTAGACTGGGGAGAGTGTCACCACCATAACACCACACTCTCTCCTGTTTAAGGATATATTATGTTAGGATTAAGTGCATTTGCAGAGTTTCCGTTTGCAACAGCAGCCGAGGATAGAAACGTAACTATTACAGCTACTAAAACATCGTTAACAATAACGATAGGTAGTATAGGTATTGCGGCTGATTCTATTGTAGAGGACGCTACAGCAAACCCATTAACACTTGGTTTTGGTACACTATCTATATCTGGACAGGCTAATTTAAGCCTTACAGGTAGTCCATTGACCTTGGCTACCGGAACAGCCACAGTCTCAGCAGACGCCAATATGTCAGTCACTGGAAACGCATTGACTATGGCCACAGGTACTGTTACAGTAACTGCAGCAGCAAATGTAGACGTTACTGGTAGTGGCTTAACGCTAGCTACAAAGGACGCTACGGCGATAACATGGAGTGCGGTGGTGCCGGGCGCAACTATGGTCTGGACACCAATAGAACCTTATTAATATGGCATCAAGTTTTTCTACAGATACAAAACTAGAACTTATAGCAACCGGTGAAAAAGCTGGTCTATGGGGAACAATAACAAATACAAATTTACAAATTTTAGAACAATCAGCTACAGGATATTTAAGTCAATCTATGGCTTCTGGAGACGTTACACTTACTTTAACTAATGGTGCAACTTCTGATGGTAAAAACGCTTTTTATGAATTAACTGGAACTTTAACTGCAAATAGAACTTTAATTATGCCTAGCGGTGCAGAAAGATCTATTATCGTGAAGGACTCTACAACAAGAGGTAGCGGTGCTACACTCTTTTCTTTATCTGTTCAAACAGCTAGTGGAACAAGTGTACCCATACCAATAGGTGCGTCTGTTGCAGTTGTATCAGATGGTACAAACATGAAGCTAGGTTTATTATCAAAAGGTTATGGAACTGTTGATTCAGGATCAGTAACAACTTACATCGCAGTGGCTGGAGATCAACTTTTAACAAATACAACAACTGCAGGAATTACAATCACGCTACCTACCACAGCTGCAACTGGCGATGAGATAGTGATAGTGGATGCAAGGGGAACTTTTGGATCTAATAATTTAACTGTAAATAGAAACGGTCACAATATTAATAGTGCCACTAATAACTTAGTATTGTCAACAAACGGTCAAGCTATAACTTTAGTATACGTTGATACAACTCGTGGCTGGGCTTTCAAGACAAATACGGCATAGGAGGATGAATCATGCCTCTTACAAGAGTTAACTTTGCACCTGGAATAGACAAACAAAACACAACTGTTGGCGCAGAAGGACGTTGGGTTGATTGTAATAATGTTAGGTTTAGATATCAACTACCAGAAAAAGTTGGTGGTTGGTCTTCTTTAGTTACAGATACAATTGTCGGTGTATCTAGAAAAATGTTTCCGTTTGTAGATCTTGATGGAAACCGATACGTTGCCATCGGAACAGATAAACTTTTATTATTATATTTTGAAGGTCAGCTTTACGACATCACACCATTAGACACTCAAATAACAAATGCAACCATACAAACATTTGTAAGTTCTAGTTTAGTAACAATCACGACTAGTGCTGCTCATGGTTTAGAACCTAGTGATATTGTATTTTTAGATAACACGACACTACCAAGCAGTAGTGGTTATTCTACATCCGATTTTGATGGTAAAAATTTTCAAGTTACAAACGTTTTAAATGCTACACAATTTCAAGTAACAGTAACAACTTCAGGAACACCAGCAAACGCTGGTCCTGGTGGCAGCATAGATATTGCACCTTATGTTAGAATAGGTCCAGCTGCACAATCTTATGGTTATGGTTGGGGTATATCTGAGTGGCAAGGATCTGTGACTGGAGCTGCAACATCAACCTTAAATGGTGCACTGTTAAATGATACGAATGGTACAGGTGGAGTTGGAACAAACATTACATTAGCTTCAACAACAAACTTTTCTTCTGCAGGAAGAATTTTAGTAGAGGAAGAATTAATATCTTACGCATCCATTGCAGGTGCTAACTTACAAACTATTGTAAGAGAAGTAAATGGAACAAGCAAAGCTGCTCACTCAGACGGTACCGCTGTAACAGATGCTACGAATTTTTCTGATTGGGGTGAAGCAACAGTTGCATCAACGGTGCAACTAGAACCAGGACTTTGGTCACTAGATAATTTTGGACAAGTATTAGTAGCAACGATTGCTAATGGTAAAACATTCACCTGGGATGCAGGAGGCACACTGCCTTTAACAACAAGAGCTGCAACAACTACTTCTGGTTTTGCAACAGGAAATAATCCTACTGCAACAAGAGCTAGTTTAATATCTCCAACGACAAGACACTTAATTCATCTTGGGACAGAAACAACAATAGGTGATCCTACAACACAAGACGATATGTTTATAAGATTTTCTGATCAAGAAGATATAAATACATACGCTCCTTCTGTAACAAACGCTGCAGGCACACAGAGACTACAAGATGGTAGTAGAATTATTGGATCATTAAAAGCCAAAGAAACTATTTTGATTTGGACAGATAATGCATTGTATACCATGAAATTTATAGGAGCGCCTTTTACATTTGGTTTTGAACAGGTGGGTACAAACTGTGGACTAATAGGTAAGAATGCTGCAGTTGAAGTAGACGGTGTTGCATATTGGATGAGTCCTAACGGTTTCTTTTTATACGATGGTACAGTTAAGACACTTCCTTGTTCTGTTGAAGATTATGTTTATGATCAATTAGATATTACAAAAGGTCAACAAGTAAACGCTGGATTAAATAATTTATTTGGTGAAGTAACTTGGTATTATCCTACCACTTCATCAACATACAATGATCAATATGTAGTTTATAATTATGGTGAAAGTAGACAACTACCCATTTGGTATATAGGGACAGAAGCTAGAACAAGTTGGATAGACGGAACAATTTATCCAAAACCTTTTGGAACTAAGTTTGACTCTACTGCAGAGGGCACATTTCCTACAATAGTCGGTGTGTCTGGATTAGGACAGACCACTTTGTTTGAACACGAGATAGGCACAGATCAAATTAATCCAGATGGAACAACCACAACAGTAACATCAAATATAACATCATTTGATTTTGATTTAGATCTAGAGGGCACATCAGGTCAATTCTTTTTATTTATGCGTAGAATATTACCAGACTTTAAAAATCTTGTGGGTAATGCTAAGATAACTATGTCAGTAAAAGGATTTCCGCAGCAAACTGATACTGCAACTACGTTAAGTCCTTTTACGATTACATCATCAACAAATAAAGTTGATACTAGAACAAGAGGACGTTACGCAAATATTAAAATAGAAAATGATAGTGCTAGTGAATCTTGGAGATTTGGCACGCTAACACTAGACTTACAACTGGACGGTAGAAGATAATGTCAATTAGAGATACAAGAGAAGCAAAAAGATTAATAGAAGCAATGGCACCTGAGGGTGAGTTTCTTGCTTTTATAAACGAAAGAGAAGCACAGATGTTAAGAGATGCTGGTGGCTCTGGTATTATGACTCTCGCAGGTATTCCAAGTTTTTTTGACCCTGGATCAGGCAAAGGTTCTGTTTCTGAAAGTTTAAGTGAAGCTGCAGGTTTAAGTGGGCCATCTGGTGACGGAGGTGGATCTGGTTTTGATGATACAGCTGATGTTAATCTGGGTTTAACTAGAGGACCTACAATAAATACATTTGGAGAGGATCAAGAAGATGACAATGCTAGAATGATGCAAGCTTTGGGCATACCACCAGGAGTAACTTTTAGTGGAACAAGTAATTTAATAAATCCTTTTCCTGACCGTGGTACATCCGTAAAAAATATAATTACAAACGCTGCACTAATGAAATTAGCTAAAACAAATCCTAAAGCTTATGCTGCATTACAAGTAGGAGGAGCTTTAAAAGGAATTCTTAGTGCATTTAAAAATCCTGATCTTGGTTTAGATTTAACAAGAGCAGAGAAAGTAGAATTAGGAGTTTTAAAAACTAAACAAGAGGGTGCAGCTCTTTCTCCTAAAGAACAAGAAAGATTAGAAGAATTAGAACAAAAAGAGGCGGAAGAGAAAAAGTAATGGCAAAGATAGTAGTTAGATTACCGGAACCAAAACCAGAGTATGATATCTCCAACCAAAAGCAAATCAACAGAGCTTTGACTACGGTTGTAGAACAACTTAATTCAACGTTTTTAGAAACAGAAAAAGAGGAGCAACAAAGATTTAATTTCTTTTTATCGTAATGGCAAATGTTTATAAAAATATACAAGCAACAATTAGTTCAGCGGGGTCGG